CTCTACAGAGAATGTCAGAATGCCTATGCGCTGGTAGACGGAGAAACCATGCAATGTTACTACCGTGCCGGTTTTGCCGACGCGGTAGTATTTTTGATGGGCTGGAGGGATAGAGCATGGAACTGAATTTTAACTGCACTGGAAATGAACGGAAGAGATTAGTAAACACCATCAGCGAAATCACCGGCGCCCCCATCAAGTACCTGGGCGCGCCTAGCTTCGCCTACCAGGTGGACTACTTCACCATCGGCCGCAACGGCAGTGTCAGCTTTGGTGACCGGGCCGACAGCGAGGAGATCAATAACCTTATCGATACGCTGGGCAGCCAGGGCTTCACTGCCGAGCTGAAGGTGGATGAGACCTTCGGACCTGTGGAGCCGGCCACAGCCGAGGCGGACGGGCTGTGCATCTCCATGCCCGCCAGCCTATTCTCCGAAATGGCGCTACAAAACCTCAAGGACATCGCGGTGGCAAAGGGCAACCTGATCCGCAAAGCCCTGGATGTGGAGGAACTGCCCATCGAGGTCAGCGAGACGAAGGTTTCCTTTCCTTGGTTTGCCGGGACACCCACGCCGGAGGAGGTCAAGGCCTACGACCACTTCATCTGCGCCCTGTGCGAGATGGCCAGGAACCAGAAGCGCATCACCGCCAAGGAGCGGGACACCGGAAACGACAAGTACGCCTTCCGCTGCTTCCTCCTCCGATTGGGTTTCATCGGCCCGGAGTACAAGCAGGAGCGCAAGATTCTCCTGCGGAACCTGACCGGCAGCTCCGCTTTCAAAGCGATCCCCCAGAAGGAGGTGGCGGAGGATGCAGCTTCCGAGTAAGGAAACACTGGCGCTCCTCCGCTCCCGCTACCCCAAGGGCGCACGAGTGGAACTCGTCCGCATGGACGATCCCCAGGCTCCGCCCGTTGGCACAAAGGGCACGGTGCTGGGTGTGGACGATGTGGGGAGCATCCTTGTGGCATGGGACAACGGCAGCGGCCTGAACGTGGCCTTTGGCGAAGATATCTGCCACAAGGTTGGGGAATAAGGCACTGTAATATACACAGTTTTCCGACCACAAGATCGTGTAGTTTATGGCTCAAATAGTCCTGGATATAGTGTGCCTTCAGAGGTAATATGACACTACCGAAAGGGAAAACAACACCAACCAGGAGGCAGAACCATGAACGAGAAAACGAGAGTCCAAATCGAGGAAATGAAGAAGCAGACCCTTGGGGTCGAGGTCGAAATGAACAACATCGAACGCAGCCGGGCGGCAAAAGTCGCCGCCGAGTTCTTTGGCACCGGGCGCTATGAGAACACCGCCCACCGCAACGGGTACAGTACCTGGAGCGCATGGGACAGCCAGGGACGCGAGTGGAAATTCCAGAAGGACGTTTCCATTTCCGGTCCGGACAGCGAAAAATGCGAGCTGGTCACCCCAATCCTGACTTACGCCGACATGGAAACCCTGCAGGAGCTGATTCGGCGGCTTCGCAGAGTGGGCGCCAAGAGCGACTCCACCAGGGGCTGCGGAGTTCACATCCACATCGGCGCCAAGGGCCACACGCCGCAGACCCTGCGCAACCTGGCCAACATTATGGCAAGCCACGAGAGCCTTCTGGCCGAAGCCCTCAACCTCGACCATTACCGCATGAGCCGGTACTGCCGCACGGTTGACCCCCGCTTCCTGGAACAGCTCAACCGCAGGAAGCCCACCACCATGGCCGACCTTGCCGACATTTGGTATGGGAGCCAGGGCGCCAACTACGGCAGAAGCCACCATTACAATGACAGCCGCTACCATATGCTCAACCTCCACGCCACCTTCACCAAGGGCACGGTCGAGTTCCGGCTTTTCCAATTCGATGCCCCCGGCAACGGAAAACGCAACGGCCTTCACGCCGGCCAGTTGAAGAGTTACATCCAGCTTTGCCTGGCGCTCAGCCAGATGGCCAAGACGGTGCGAACTGCCAGTCCCAAGCCCCAGCAGAACGAGAACCCCAAATACGCCATGCGCACCTGGCTCCTCCGCCTGGGCTTCATCGGTGAGGAGTTCGAAACCGCACGAGATATCCTGACCCGCCGCCTTTCCGGTGACGCAGCCTTCCGCAACGGCAGAGCCGCCGCTTGAAGGACGCCGCCCAGAGGCCCCCGAACCCGCTGACGCGGGCTTTCGGTGGTAGAAGGGGTACGCACCCCGGAAAGGAAGGATCACGGAATGAAAAGATACTACATTGCCTACGGGAGCAACCTCAATGTCCAGCAGATGCGCTGGCGCTGCCCTGGGGCGCGGATCATTGGCACCGCGGAACTGCAGGACTACCGGCTCCTGTTCAAGGGCAGCAAGACCGGCTCCTATCTCACGGTCGAGCCGGAGAAGGGATGCACGGTCCCCGTTGCGGTCTGGGAGGTCACCGAGCAGGATGAACTGGCGCTGGACCGCTACGAAGGGTACCCCAGCTTCTACTACAAAACCGAGATGACGCTGGATGTCAAAGGTATCCGCACCGGCAAGCTCCGGCGCAGGAGGGCTTTCGTGTACATCATGCGGGAGGAACGGCCCTACGGCGTTCCCGCCAACAGCTACTTGAGCATCTGCGGCCAGGGCTACCGATTCTTCGGATTCCCCGTTGACAAGCTCCTGGAAGCCTGTCGGTACAGCAGAGAAAGGATGAAGCACCATGAAGGAAGATAACGTTACCCGCCTGGCAATCTGCCCACGCTGCGGCCAGCCCTACTACGAACCTCCGGCGCTTTCCCGGCTGGACAACGAGACCCTCATCTGCCCGGACTGCGGCACACGGGAGGCGCTGGACAGCATTGGCGTTTCGCCTGAGGAGCAGGACTCCATTATCCAGACCATCCACCGCTGTCTGAGGTCGGAATGAAGATGTAAAACACACAATATCTGACCGCCATGTTTGTGTAGTATATTCCTCCGAATTGACTTGCTATTATTCGCTTTTAGAGCGAATATGTACACACCGAAAGGGAAAACACCACTGAATTGGAGGACACGAACATGAAGAAAACCACCGCCCAGAAGGCCGCGACCTACCGCCTGCCCGAAGCCACCACCCCGGAAAACCTGGAAATGAAGCTGATGAACAACCTGGGTACCATCCTTACCTTTGGAGACCGCATCCTCGCCGCCGGGTACTTCTACGATCCCAACGGGCGCAGCTACTACGGCGCTGTGTACCGGTTCACCACCGAGGATCACACCTGCGAAGGCGACATCAAGCTGGTCAGCGTTTCGGATGAGACCTTCATCGACAACGGGCACGCCATGGCCTGGGCGATGAGCAAAGCGAACTAAAGCAACCACAACATAACACCCTACAGGGATAGAGCCGGAAGGCTCTGTTCCTCGTTACAGCCGCGCAGGGCTGTTTTTTTATGCTCATTTTACGGAGGTGACGGACATTAGAAAGCTCAAGAAATACACCCCAACGCCCTTCATGGCCAAGGGGTCACACTACGACAAAGCCCTGGCGGACTATGCCGTCAGCTTCATCCAATGTCTCTGCCACACCAAAGGCACCTGGGCGGGAAAGCCCTTCGAGCTGATCGACTGGCAGGAGCGCATCATCCGCGACCTGTTTGGCGTGGTCAAAGAGAACGGGTACCGCCAGTTCAACACCGCCTACATCGAGATCCCAAAGAAAATGGGCAAGTCGGAGCTGGCCGCTGCGGTGGCCCTTCTGCTCACCTGCGGGGACGGTGAGGAGCGTGCCGAGGTGTATGGCTGCGCCGCCGACCGCCAGCAGGCGTCCATCGTTTTTGAGGTGGCGACGGATATGGTAAAGATGTGTCCGGCGCTCTCCAAGCGGGTCAAGATCCTCGCTTCCCAGAAGCGCATTGTCTACCACCCCACCAACAGCTTCTACCAGGTGCTCTCGGCGGAGGCCTACTCAAAGCATGGCTTCAACATCCACGGCGTGGTTTTTGACGAGCTGCATACCCAGCCAAACCGGAAGCTCTTTGACGTTATGACGAAGGGCTCCGGGGATGCCCGGATGCAGCCCCTCTACTTCCTGATCACTACGGCGGGGACGGATACCCGCTCGATCTGCTACGAGACACATCAGAAGGCCAAGGA